GCAAAAAAACAATAAATACAGATATAGAGGAAAAACATGAAGATTTGGAACGATCACACGATTCAGGAGATACTGACGTCGATGGAGATGGAGATAGCGAAGGCACAGAATGAAGTAAAATGCGCCAGGCGAGATGTTGAAAAAGCATCAAACAGATTAGCATTCGTAAGTAGTGCTATACATAATTTAAAAGATAGAGATATAGAGGAATAAAGATATGAAATTAAAAGAATTAAGTCAAAAACCCAAATTAATTAAACTAACTATTAACGCACCAGACATTGTAAAAAAATACGGCGATGAACTGGAATTTCACGTGTACGACAGACAACCTATTGATATATTTACCAAACTTGCAAACGCAGGAGAAAATAATGTAGGCGACATGGTAGAATTTATGCATGAGTTAATATTAGATGAAGATGGTAATCCTATTACGGAAAATGGAGAAATACTGCCAATAGATGTAACTACAGAAGCAATTAGACTTGTTAGTGAAACGCTGGGAAAGTAACAACCCATACTATTGTAGAGGGATCTGCAGAAACTAATTACTATCTGATGTTAGACGCCATGGCACAGCGATATGGAGTTTTACCTAGTAGTCTTTTAATAAATGCTGATACTTTTGATATTACAGTTATGGATGTAGCATTAACATACCAGAGATATAAAGAAAAGGATACAAATAACGAAAATGTTACAGACATGTACGATCAGGAGCAATTGCAAGATATAATGAACCGCACAAGGGGAAAATGATGGGAGTAAAAATTACAGTTAATACTACACAAATAGATAAATTATTTGGAGATCTTATCGATATGCCAAAAGCAGTAATTAAAGATGCTTATCCTTTCCTAAAACAAAAAACACCTATTCGTAGTGGTAATGCAAGAAACAAGACTAAAAGACAAGGCCTGTCAATAAAAAGTGATTATGGTTATGCTCAAAAATTAGACGATGGTTGGAGTAAACAAGCACCAAAAGGCTTTACTGAACCCACATTAGCACAAATCGAAAAAGATATTTCTGCATATATTAATAAAGTAGATTAAGAGATAGTATGGCAAAGCAAATAAAAACAACATTAACGTTAGATAATAAACAGTATAATAAAGCAATAAAACAAAGTCAAAAACAAACAAAAGATTTTGAAAAATCTAGTGTAGATTCGGCCAACGCAGTTAGAAATGCCTTTATTGCATTAGGAGGCGGCGCAGTTATAAACAGTATTGTTCAAACTGGTGCTGAATTCCAACAATTAGAAAACTCTTTAAATGTTGTTTTTGGTAGTGTAGATGCAGGTGCAGCCGCATTTGAAAGAGTACAGCAGTTTGCTACACAAACTCAATTTGATGTACAAACTCTAACTCAGGCCTTTGTTCAGTTAAAAGGTGCAGGTGTAGAGCCTACAGAAGAATTGCTAATGACATTTGCCGATACGGCATCTGTAACAACAGACCAAATGGGCACATTCCAAGCCGCATTAGATTTGGTGTCTAGATCCACAGCAGGTGGTTTAGGATTAGAAGACTTAAACAGATTAGCAGACAGAGGTATACCAGTATTTACAATACTACAAGAAAAATTAGGACTTGCAAGATTAGAAGTATCAGAATTTGGTAAAACTGCCGAAGGTGCTAACAGAGTAGTTAGTGCTTTATTAGAAGGAATGCGAGAAGGATTTGGTGGTGCATTAGCAAATCAGGCAGGACTAATTAACTTTGAATTAGGCAACTTAAAAATTGCCATGGACAACTTAAAACTTGCCTTATTCGAAACATTTGGAGAAGATGCCGCACAAGGAATTAAAGCATTAGCAGATGCTATAAACAATTTAGCAAAAAATACTGATGCTATTGTGTCATTAATGAAAGTATTAGGTGGCTTACTAACTGTATTCTTATCTTTTGGTGCCGTAAGAGGTATAACCAAAGTTATGGACGGTTTTGAAAATAAACTTAAAAAAGTGTTTACCAGAATGGGTGACGGCAGAATTAAAGCCAAAGGTCTACGCGAAGCATTTAGAGGATTAAGACTAGAATCTAAAAGCAGTAAATTTGATGATTTAACAAAAGGTTTTGAGGGAACAAATGCAAAAATAGCCGAAACTGGAAAAAGTTTATTTACATTTACTGGTGGATTAGCAACATTTGGAAGAACCTTGTTAAGAACTGTTGGTTACGTAGGTATAGCACTAACAGCCTTTGAAGCATTAAGATTTGTTTATAGGTTAATTGTAGGCCCAGTAGATGAAGCCACTGAAGCAATAAAAAACAATGCTCATGTATTAGCCTTTCAAGCAGAGCAAGAAAGAATTGCGGCTGAAGAAAAAGAAAAGTTAAGAAAACAAACCGAAATACTTAAAATACAAACAGATGCATATACTAAAGAGTTAGAAAAATTAAATAAAGAAAAAGAAAAATCTAATGAAATATTTGATCAAAATGATCCATTAAGTAATTATATGACTTTCTTAAAAGATTTAATATCTTCTTCTCGCGATGCTGTTGTTGAGCAAGATAATGCCAGTAGAGCAGTTTCTAATTTAACTCAAATGTACGAGGATGGTTTCCTAGCAAAATCAGTATATATTGAAGCAATGGAAAGAATCAATAGTATTTTAGGTAATACTAGTGAAAATGCAAAAACATTTGCTGATACACTAAATGAAGTAAAAGATGCCATAGAAGCAGGTACTGGTGGTATAACTCAATATAATTTATTATTAGATACTTTAAAACAATTTTTAGCAGATGAAAAAATAAGTTTTACTGAATTTACTGCCTTAGTTAGAGATTTAGATGAATCATTTATGCAAAATGAAGGTCTAAACAATTTTATAGATTTATTAGGTACAGCAACAACGTCATTAAGTAAAGATTTAGCAACTGCCTTTTTAGAAGGACAAAATGCAGGAGAGGCCTTTAAAGGTTTCTTTAAGAAAATGATTACACAAATTATTGCAGACATAATGAGATTGTTAATATTACAGCCATTAATACAAGCAGTAATGGGAGCATTTAACATGCCAGGAACATTTGGTGCAGGTGGTAAGTTTACACTTACACCAAGAGCAAATGGAGGCCCAGTCATGAGTAATAAACCTTATCTAGTAGGTGAACGAGGGCCTGAACTATTTGTACCAGGAGGTAGCGGAAATATTGTGCCTAATGGGCAAATGGGCGGTACAGCAGTAACATACAACATTAATGCAGTCGATTCGCAATCCTTCCAGATGGCCTTAGCCAAGGACCCAAGTTTTGTATTTGCAGTAACAGAAGCCGGCAGGCGTAAACAACCCGGGAGAATATAATGGCAGGATTACAAACAGTAATTGACAATGCTACATTTATAACAATAAATGCTAGACCTATAACAGGCAGTAGTATAAGCAGAAGTGGTCATTATAAAACTGCAGAACGTGGTCCAAGTCCATATGGTATAACATTTGGTATGCATGGCGGTTTAAAATATAGTACTAACAGAGATACACTACAAGCATTAGATAATTTAGACAGAACAACAGAAGCAAATATAAGCATCACTAATAATAGCGGTATGAATTATCTTACAGCAAATTTAAATGGACAAACAAACAATGCATGTACAGTTTTAGGATATGATGGTGCAGACTTATACATAAATGCCAGTGCCGCCACAGGTACAGGCACACTATTTAAAGCAGGAGACTGGTTACAACCATTAGGAAATACCAGTACATACAGATACCCATATCAGGTTACCACAGATGTGGCATTTAGTACAGGTAGTAACGTAACAGTACCTCTTAATCGTCCTGTGTTGTCACAGAGCGGTGTCGCACTTACAAGCGGGGGTTTAAGACTGGGTAATGATATCCGATTCCATGTAAAAATGTTTGCATATCCACAATATAGTGTAGTGCCACATGATTTAATTAATTTTAATGGTGATTTTGAACTAATAGAGGTAATTACTTAATGCCTACAACTATACCAGAAGTACAAGGTACTAACATTGCGCCTGTGACACTTATAGATCTAGATCTAAATGGTAATGTGTACTATA